ATAGTGATAGTTCCAAACAAGAGTTTAGTCACACAGACCGAGGACGACTACGTCAACATGGGTCTGGACGTTGGAGTGTTCTTTGGTGATCGCAAGGAGTTTGGCAAGACGCACACCATATGCACATGGCAGTCGTTGAATATCCTATTGAAAAAGACCAGGGCAAAGGATGTGGACATCACCATAGACGAGTTCCTACATGACGTGGTGTGCGTGATGGTGGACGAGGTACACATGGCCAAGGCAGATGCCCTGAAGACCTTGCTGACGGGTCCCATGAGCCGCGTTCCCATACGTTGGGGACTGACCGGTACCATACCCAAGGAAGAATACGAGAGGATGAGCCTGCGTTGTAGCATAGGAGACGTGGTGGGCAGACTGAGTGCCAACGAACTGCAACAGGAGGGAGTGCTGGCCAACTGCCATGTCAACGTGTTGCAACTGGTGGACCATGCGGAGTACAGGTCATACCAGGAAGAACTCAGGTACCTGCTGGAGACTGAGGAACGCATGTCATATGTGGCCCAGCTCATAGACAAGGTGAGGCACACTGGCAACACACTGGTGCTGGTGGACAGGATAGCACCGGGCAAGCATTTGACGGAACTGGTTCCGGATGCGGTGTTCGTGTCAGGATCCACCAAGGCCAAGGCACGCAAGGAAGAATATGATGAGGTCGCGGATGCCAGTGACAAGGTCATCGTCGCCACCTATGGAGTAGCCGCGGTGGGCATCAACATACCTCGCATCTTCAATCTGGTGCTGATAGAACCGGGCAAGAGTTTCGTCAGGGTGATACAGAGCATCGGACGGGGTATCAGGAAAGCCGAGGACAAGGACTTCGTGCAGATCTGGGACATCACTTCAACATGCAAGTTCGCCAAGAGGCATCTTACCAAACGCAAGGCATTTTATAGAGAGGCAAACTACCCTTTCGAGGTAGAAAAGATTGAATGGAAATAACGATTGACAGGCACGATTACGTCACGTATAATAGGAGTAACATGCAGATACTAACATTGGACAACGTGAAATACGATCTCGACACACTACCCGAGGAAGTTGATGACATGCGTTTCAACATCTTGGACAACTCAGATCCAAGCAACCCGGACTATCACTGGATACCACTGATATTCCTGGAGTCATTCAACTCACCCGCACTGGTGTTGAAGATAGGAGAACACAAGATCAGGATGCCAGTTGACTGGAGCATACTGATAGGAGAGCCCGACGTGGGCGACCTGGAGGTGCTACCACTCACCAGCATCAATGATCGGGGATTCAAGGCATTCCAGTTCAACTCATTGACTGACTTCCGTCCCAGTTTCCTACCCATAGAGATAGTGGACGTGTACCAGGACGTGAGTTGGTATTCGCCCAAACTGAAGAATGGGCAGTTGCTGGCAGTGCCACTGAACGAGGGATCCAAGCCCGAGTGCTGTTACTTCGTCAAGGACATCAGCCGTAACTGTGAGATAGTCAACTACACGCTGTCATTCTGATGCCAGTGGACAAGACATCACCGCTGTACATCGGCAACGAGATGGCGGCCTTTGATCGCAAGGACAGGGACTACTATGACCGGTTCACTGACGAGGAACGCAAACAGTTCAGCACGTATCTCATGTTGAGATATGGAGCATCAGTGGGAGGCAATCCGGACCTGCAGGCCTATTACCTGATGGCCACCAACAAGTTCGTCAACAAGCATTTCTTTGACCTGAACAGGCATGGCAAACTGCAATGGCTGATGTGTACGGCAGTGTCACCGAACATGGGCAACCAGTTCCATTACTGGCTGGCCGCGAAGAAGAAAGAGGGCAAGTCCACCAACAAGATAAGGAAAGTGGTGGGCCAACTATATCCAAACATGAAATCAGATGAGATGGACCTGTTCCTGGAAATGAACACCACCAAGGAAATCAAGGCACACTGCAAGGAGTTGGGTTGGACGGATGACAGAATCAAGTCAAACTTTTAAATGCAAATACTGTGAGCGTGAGTTCCGCAGGGAGACCACCCTGGAGGTGCATGTGTGCGAGCAGAAGAGGAGATACCAGACCAAGGATGATCCCGCCACACGCATAGCATTCCAGAACTTCCTGGCATTCTATGAGACCACGCAAGGTTCGGCCAAGCACAAGACCTTTGATGACTTCGCCAAGTCGGCCTACTACCGTGCGTTCATCAAGTTCGGCAACTACTGCGTGAATGCGAGGGTGGTGGCACCCACACGTTTCTCGGAGTGGCTGTTGAAACACAACAAACGCATAGACTACTGGGGCAGTGACAAGTTGTATGAGGAGTTCCTTAGGGAATATGTCTACAGGGAGAACGCCACGGACGCACTCACACGTGCATTGGAAACATCCATGGACTGGGCAGAGGACACTGACAATCCCACTGAACATTTCCTGCGTTATGGCAACTCCAACAAGTTGTGCCATTACGTGACCACGGGCAAGGTCACCGGATGGACCATATTCAACTGTGCCAGTGGACACGAGTGGTTGGAGAACCTGAATCCGGAACAGTTGGGCATAGTCTATGACTTTCTGGACCCGGACAAGTGGTCACGCAAGATACGGGACTATCCCGGAGACACGGCATACATGAAAGAGATGTTGGAGAAGGCAGGATGGTGAAATATTCCACGGATGTCGACATAGACTTCGCAGACAGAGAACACATACTCAAACTGGTGAGGCACACGCCGGCCATGCAGATCAATGACGGACGGGTGCGTAGGCACAATTCAGGCGTGTACGTCACGGACATACCCTACAATCCATTGACGGCCACGGCCAGCATAGATTACCAGGAGGCAGAGGACAGGGGTTACTTCAAGATCGATTTCCTCAACGTCAACGTCTACAAGTTGATCAGGGACCAACAACACTATGATGATCTGATGTCCGGGCCCACGCCCTGGCACAGGTTGAAGGACAGGTCATTCTTTGAGAGGGTGATACACATAGGCAATCACTATGACCTGGTCAGGACCCTGGAGATAGACAGCATACCCAGGATGGCCATGTTCCTGGCACTGATACGTCCGGCCAAGCGACATCTGGTGGGCAAGACATGGACGGAGATCAGCAGGGACATATGGACACAGCACCAGGATGAATACGCATTCAAGAAATCGCATGCCGTGAGCTATGCGGTATTGGCAACACTACACATGAAGTTACTGGATGAAGATTTGGATACACAGGGACAGTAGGCTCAGGCGCCTGCTACACCTCAACGCACGCACATACTCGACACTGCAGGAGCTCGAGCAGTTGCCCGATGACACCCTGCAGATCATTCCCCTGAGGTATGACGAGACCACTTTCCTGGAACACATCAAGCGGAGCCAGGCCAGGGTGGTGCTGGAGAACATCTTCGAGGGATCCAACACATTCGTACGCATGCTGGAGGTATCCGGACTGCTCAAGGACACGCTCAACGGACGCTATGCCACCATCAGCACGGGAGAGATGCCCGAGAGCATCAACAACTGCAACATACAGTACATGATGTACCTCACCGGCAGGAAGAACGAGAGCGAAAGACACATACTGAACATCTACAGCCAGAGGCTGGAACAACGGCACAGGCCATACACCTTCCTGTACCTCAACAACCGTGTCAGGGAACACCGGGCGGCACTGCTGAACGAGATGGAGAGGATGCAACTGTTGGATGGCGCACTGTGGAGCCACATACCCACCGGCAAGACCCTGCCCGAAGAATACGAACAGGACAGGGACATCAGCCACCGCACACTGGTGGACTGGGATCAGTGGGAGGCCGGGCTCATGGTGGAGAGGCAGTACTATGACACCTACTTCTCGGTACAGGCCGAAAGCACGGTGAAGTTGCGTTACAGCATGTTCAGTGAGAAGACCTGGAAACCCATACTGGGAGAACATCCATTCATTACCCTGAGCGGAGTCAACCATTACCACAATCTCAGGCGCATGGGATTCCAGACATTTGACCATGTGTTTGGCAGTGAATGGCAGGAGATGGAACCATGGCAGGTCAGGATGCAGGAGATGGTGAGCAGGATAGTGCGTGTGGTAGGTCCCAACCTGCATGACATCATGCATGACCAGGAGACACGCAAACAGGCACAGCACAACCTACAACAGTTCTGGAGATGGTATGACAACTATGAGATTGGTATCAACGACAGCCTGTCGAAGTTCCTGGAGGAACTGGTGTCCTAGTCCACTTTCTTGACCAGGGTTATGGATCTCTTCTTGGTGCGTTTCTTGGCCAGGTCACCCAGGCTCACTATTGGCCCCAGCAGTATCTCGAGGTCCTTGTTGACGAAGGTCTGTAGGTAAGGACGGAACACTGCCCACTCCTCACGCAGGAATATGTTTATGGGTATGCCACGATTTGATTCCCACCACCAAACTTCGGCCAATTCCAGGAATCGGCTCTTGAGGTCCTGGTCCACGATCCTTCCAAAGTCATACATGGTGGTCACGTTGTGATCTCGATTCTGCACTATGCCCACGTACTCGGCTCCTGAATAGTGTACCACAGTGATGAACGGGTACTTTTCATTCAGTTCTTTGAAAAAATCACTTGTCATCAATCTCGATAAATATAAACATGTTTACAACGCAAGTCTATTTATATTCGGAAAAATACAAGGTGGTATTAACTGATCCCACCCAGGCAGTCGCGGCAAGGAGGTATCCACAGGTGTACGCAAAGACATTGACATTACACAAGGGCACGGACAACGTCCTGATATTCAATTTCATCAATCAGGACCAGAAACCGGTCAACAACTCAACGGCCACTTTCACTTTCAAGATCATGAACAGTGAGGGCACTGATGCATTGTTGTCAAAGACCATGGAGGACATAGACGCCACCAAGGGCACCGCGAAGGTCACCATCACCGAACAGGACCTGGACGGCATCACGGCACAGAAGGGACACTACTCCATTGAACGTAGCCAGTCCAACAGCGACCTATATGACGCCGTGTTCGTGGACGACCATCAGGGCGGACGTGGCACCCTCAACATAGTGGACAGCGTGTATCCGGAACACACGGAGAGCACCAGCGTGACCATCCCGGACTTCAATGACACGGATGGTAGCACCACGCACTACTCCAGCCAGTTTGCCAGCACGGGCGAGACCACCACGGTGCAGTACAAGCCCAGCTCATTCACGGGCATCATTGCCCTGGAAGGAGCCACTGACAGCACCGACGAGCTGTGGTATGACATCACTTCAGACATAAATCTTGACGACTCCAGCACCACTGGATATATAAACGTAACAGGCTTTCATCCCTACATGCGACTACGCATCGAAGAGGTGAGTGGCAGTATCAGTGAACTCAAGGTTAGGTAAATTTGGCAATCAACAGACTGGCAGTATTCGGAGACTCATGGATCTATGGTGATGAACTCATCGACCCATCAATTCCAGGATTAGAATGTTGCGATCATCAGAACAAACGCTACAGGAACACACACAGTTTCTCGGCACTGATTGCTAAACATTTCCAATTCCCCCATGAAAATTTTGGACATCCTGGAGCCAGCCTGCAATCCACCATATGGACATTCCTGTGGTTCCTGGAGAACAGGACCTGCCATCAGGACACACTGTGCCTGGTGGGATTGACCGGCACGGACAGGCAGTCATGGTTCAATCCGGACCATGAGCATCTTGGCGATGATCCACTGTGGAACAAGTTCATACACTCGACCTGGGTAAACTTTGGATCCAGTGTGGTACCCCCGGAATGGCAGGACTTTGGCAAGCAGTACCTCACCATGAGCAGTTGCGACCAACTGTCAGCACTCAATTACCTGCAGGCAGTGATGTTCTTTGACGGCGTCAGCAAGGCCCAGGGCATTCCATTGTTGCAGTTCAACCTGTATGATCCACACACCAGCATCAAGACGGATGCGTCCACGCTGTTGTGGCCAGAACAGAACCTGCAACACACACTGTTGGAAAGGCCAGACAGCAAAGACATACATGCACCCGGTCACCATCCCAATGAGCAGGGCCACCAAATCATATCAGAACTATTGATTCCAGAGATAAAACGTGCTATACTAACTTAATGTTAGATATCACGTCTGTTATTCCTGCGAGACACAAGCGAACCGCCTCGGGCTGGATATCGTTCAATGCCGTGTGCTGTGAACACAATGGCGAGAACAGGGACCGGCGACAGCGTGGAGGCGTCAAGCAGAACGGAGAGGACTGGAGTTACCATTGCTTCAACTGTGGCTTCAAGGCCAGTTTCAAACTGGGCAGGACACTGGGATTCAAGACACGCAAACTGTTGAATTGGTTTGGCGTGGACCAGGGTACCATACAGGCCATCAATTTGGAAAGCCTGAAACACAAGGACATGGCACAGTTGATGGAGGACCGTTCAAGCCGACGGGTGGAGCAGGTGAAGTTTGATGACGTGCAGATGCCTGAAGAACTGAGGCTGTTGGAAGAAACAGACACCAAGTACATCAAATACCTGGAATCCAGAGCAGTGGATCCCGGAGATTATCCATACATGATATCACCCGAACAGAAGGGCAGGCAGGCTGAACGCATAGTCATACCCTACACCTACGAGGACAGGATAGTTGGACACACCGCCAGGTTCCTGGATGATCGCAAACCCAAGTTCATCAGTGAGCAACAGCCAGGATACGTGTTTGGCACTGACCTGCAACAGGAACACTGGACGCAGGCCATAGTGGTGGAGGGCATATTTGACGCACTGAGCCTGAACTGCCTGGCACTGCTACACAACGACATCAACGACAAGCAGGCCACACTGCTGAAATCTCTCAGGCGAGACATCACGGTGGTGCCGGACCAGGACCAGGCCGGGATCAAACTGATAGATCGTGCAGTGGCATTGGGTTTTGCCGTGAGCATGCCACCATGGCCAGATGACGTGAAAGACGTCAATGACGCAGTGAAGCGTTATGGCAGATTGGGCACACTGATGACC